TTATCTTCTTCTGGGTCTCTGTAGTTCCACTACATTGAAAATCTGCCGTACGTCTGCCAGATCTATTACCTTATCTTCATAGAGAGAGTTCAGCGAGTGTATGGTTATGGTGTGGTGTTCCACATCATGGTTCAGGATTCTCTTTACTAGAATCCCGTCCTTGTGTACGATGACGAAATCCCATTTACGTATGTGCAGCTTGCTGTCTGCCCACAAATGTGGCATGATTTCCCGGCAAAGCAGGCGGTCACCTTCGATGATGGCTTCTTCGGTTCCGTCGTTCATGCTGTCTCCCTTCACTTCAAAGGCTACATAGTGCCCCTGGGCTTCATGGTCTACGATGTATGGTATTGTCGGTAGTGTGGCCATGTATGCTGCATCGGCATATCCGCATAGGTAGCCGGCCTGTGCGTATTGGCTGACAAGCGGCACACGTAGTATGATGGGTTCGTCTATTTGAGTCGCTTCATTCTGCTGGGTGGTATTCAGCATTTCGCCTTCTCCTGTCAACAGCCAAGAAAGGTTGAACTGGTTATACTTATTTATTATGCTATTAGCTACTGAAGAAGACACCTTTTTTACCTTGCCTTTTTGCAAGTCAAAAATACGCTGGTATGTTACCCCAATGCTTTCAGCAAATGTTGGAGCCTTTAGGTCTAACTCTTCTAAGACTTTATTTATTATTTCTTGTCCTGTCATTATAAGAAATTTCTTATATTTGTATTAAACTTAAAATCTGTATTGTTATGATTGATTGGCTAGTAAGTTCAGTGGCATTATACATTTTTGTATCTGTCATTGCTATTGTTATCGCTCTTTTCTTCGCCGTCAAGATATTCAAACATCTTTTCGGAAAGTAAGAAATAATTTTGAGGGTAAATAACAGGAATTTTAAAAGATAGGGAAGTTCCTTGTTTACCCTCTTTTTTGCTATTTATTCCTGCAGAAAAGACTTTTATGCCAGCTTTTCCTTCTCCTTTTACTTCATTGCTTTCTTCAACAAATACGTTGAACTCTATATCGTGTACTAAGGGAATAGGCTCAGTTGACCTATCATTCACACGCATTATGGATGGACTTACAATAAACCCTTTATCTGATAATCTAATGCTGGATTCAATAATTCCGTCTGCAATACTTTCTAATGATGCAGCAATGAAGTCTTTTAATTCCATATATTATAAATTCTGTTAAATATAAGAACTTTCTTATATAAATATTTCCATACATATAAGAAATATCTTATATTTGCACCATAAACAATAAACAACAAACAAAGGAACGAAAAAAACGGGAAACCGCCAAGAAAATCAGATAACTAAAAGGAGGTAACGCTATGAAGAGATATGATAAAAGACAGATTATGAAATCAGCTTGGAGACTTTACAAGTATGTATTCAAGAGACAGGGAAAGACCTTCGGTGAAGCACTGAAAGAAACGTGGTCAGTTGTAAAGTTCAATGCAGCTAAAAATAAGCCGGTAGAAATGAAGCCGGTGGAAAAGGTGGTGAAGTCAGAAAGCTACCAGTGGCCGACATCGGTAAATGCGTCTGCAATCTATCCGGACAACAGCAGAGGACTCATGGGAAGTAAGTACTGCGGAGATTGATTCCTATCCGGTCTAGAACCTACCCTTTGATGCGGAGATAGGGAACATGCTAAACCGATGACAGGCTAATTCGGGATGGGAGGCTTAACCCTCAAAAATGAAGCCGTGTTCCAGGCACGTAAAAGTAGCTGGCGCTATAAGCGGTGTGGCAGTGAGGTAATACCGAAACACACATCATAGTAGAGGCGGAGTACAAGCCGTGTAAGCAACCGATTGCGATGATACGAGCATAAGGCAGCAGCGGTAGATTAAGTTATGTCCCGAACGGTTATGCGGTGAAGAACAGTAGCCGATAACTCCGGTGGGAAGAGCAGAGAGAGCTTATCGGGGCACGAATCTAAATTACACTATTATGCATATCTACAAAGAGATAGAGACATCGGCATTATTGAGAATGATACCGATTGAAGATGCCGTTAACTATTACGGTGACAGTGAAATCATCCATGTGATTGGACAGGATGAAATCCTTGATACAATCAATGAAGAGGACATAGCGAACTACTTAAGGAAGTGCGGTTACAAAATCGAAGAGCCATGCGAAAATTAATAATTCTCTGTGCATTATCCGTAGCGGTGATGCACTTCAATCAAGACCTTAACACTGTATATTGGTTTGGTCTTTCCGGGTTTGTAACAACAGGTATTTTAATCGCTAACAGACTGGACAATGGAAGAACTGGAAAAAGTGGTAGAAAGCATCTGCAATAACCTTGCAGGTATCAATGAGACACTGGCCGCAAGGTCACGGGAACTTGACAGAAGGGCGGATTTCGACAAGGAAATCAGCGAAATAATTAACGAAATTAAATCACAAAGAATATGGTAAAAGTAACAGAAAACTGGGCGCAGACCTTACGGGGAATGAAGGTCGGTGAAATAGTGATATTCCCGGTCGCTTCAATCTCATCAATCAACACGACAATCTGTAGACTCCGTCTGGAAATGTGTGTTGAAGGTGCAGACTGGAAACGTGTGGGGGTGATAGACAAAAAGAACGGAGAGTTCAAAATCAAGCGTGTATCATGAATGCTCTGTCGGAACGTGAGCACCTGGTTGCAGAGCAGTATTGCAAGGGGCTTGCGGATAAGGAGGTGGCCGACAAGCTTGGCCGGTCCACATGGACAATCAAGGCGCAGAAACGTGATATATATCGTAAGTTGGGTATCAGCAAGGATACAGAACTGGTATTGTATCTCTTCTGCGAAAAGTTGAAAATCGACTTCGATCTGAGGGAGATACGGAAACATGGTCTGGAACTTTTCTTCTCCATCCTTTTCCTTATTATCTCCGCTATGGATATGCACATGGATATGCGTCGATGCGGAAGGTTACAGGCAAGGGTGAGAGTGACACGTACAGTAAGAAACCTAAATGAGTATACATAATGATTTACCAACACAACAACGAACTACGGACAACGCTGTTGCACGATGAAACAGCGGTAATGCTGCTGAAGAATATCCTCCAGCAGATGGAAACGGAAGAGTTCGGCAAACGGAAATCTGAGCGTATTGTCGGAGGCCCGAAGAAACTTGTCGAACTGGTTGAGAACGGGGCGGTACGGGTACGGACGGCAAACGGCAGGGAATACTACAACGGTTCCGATGTACTCATGTACTGCCGGGCTCCTGGAAATAAGAAGCGTACCCCACGCAAATCGAAGAAATACAAAAAAGGTCTTGCTGCTTGAGCTGTAAGGTGGCCGGTTCGATTCCGGCCTATTTCACGAACCCTTAGAGAAGGAGTATCACAACATCAGACTTAACTACAGACCGCCTCACGGGATGGGGCGGCACAAGGGGCAGACATGGTATACCGGTTCGATTCCGGACTGCCCCACAATATCCGAGGTCTGGCCGCCGAGGATAGAAACTCTAGTATTAACCACTTAATTTTTATTCTTATGGGATTGATTAAAAAACCTAACGAGCTGACCGTTAAGACCACTTTGTCAGCACTGATTTACGGACAACCGGGTATGGGTAAGACAACTTTAGCATTGAGCGCACCGCATCCGCTTCTTCTGGACTTTGACGGTGGTGTACACCGTGTTAATGCAGCTCACCGTGTAGATACCGTGCAGATAACGAAATGGGAAGAGGTGGATGAAGTTCTTCAGTCTTCAGAAATTGCGGAGTATGCCACATTCGTTATCGATACTGCAGGAAAGATGCTCTCCTTCATGGACAAGTATATCATGCAGAACAATCCGAAGATGAGAAAGGCTGACGGTACGCTTTCTCTGCAGGGCTACGGGGTACGAAAGAACATGTTCATCAACTTTGTCAATCAGGTATCACTTATGGGCAAGTCTGTGATATTTGTCGCTCATGAACGTGAGGAAAAGAACGGTGACGAAAAGCAGATACGTCCGGAAATCGGCGGTTCTTCTGCAGGTGACTTGATTAAGGAACTGGATTTGGTCGGCTACATGGAAGCAATCGGAAAGAAACGTACCATTTCCTTCAACCCATGCGAGAAGTTCTACGGTAAGAATACCTGCAACCTTCCGGAACGCATGGAAATACCGGTTATCATAAACGAGAAGGGCGATGTGACCGGAGAGAACAACTTCATGACGAACGTCATTAATACCTATTCCAAGTACCAGGAAAAGCAGACTGAGCTTTCTTCCGAATATGAGGACTTGATGGAAGTTATCAAGGCGCAGGTTGAACTTGTGAACGATGCGGAAACTGCTAACAGCATAGCGAAATCCCTGGCTGGAATGCAGCACATCTTTGACAGTAAGATACAGGCCGGACAGCTCCTTAACAAGCGTTGCAAGGAACTGGGGCTGAAACTGAATAAAATCAGCAAGCAGTATGAAGCAGCCTAAATACAGAATGTACCCATCACTGCTCGACAAGTTCGAGCAGTACATACGGGCTGATGAAGAAGTGGAAAGCTTCTTCAACATAGATAACGAGACAGGAGAGTACAAGAAGTCGCCGGAACAAATTGAAGCGGAACTGAAGCAGAGTCTGATTGATGCAATCAACCGTGTACCGTTCTCTAGCGAAGCAGCCGACAAGGGTACGGCTTTCAACGCTCTTGTTGACATGGCAATCCACAGAGAAAAGCATGTACCAAGCGAACGTGAACCGTATGAAATCATCGGGGACAAAGAGACAAATATGGTCCAGGTAACTTTCCCAGCTACTGAACTGGCACCGGTACGTAACTTCCTGTTCGACCGGCAATGGGTTCTCGAGCAGGCGAAGTATTTCGATGGAGCGGTCAGCCAGGTATATGTATCAGCTACACTACCTACCCGATACGGTGATGTAGAACTTTACGGATTCATCGACGAGCTCAAGCGTGATGTGGTCTATGACATCAAGACTACAAGCAGCTACAGCTTCGGGAAGTATGAGCACGGATGGCAACGGCATGTTTATCCTTACTGCCTGATAGCATCCGGGGAAATGGGAAGTGTGAAGGCATTCGAATACACAGCGTATGCTTTGAAAGGAGGGTCAAGCCGTAATCCGGTCATATCTGGGACACGTTATCCGGAATACTACACCTACAACCATGAACAGACGGTGAAGTTGCTCACAGCTCATGTGGAACGCTTCATCGAGTTCCTGGAAGCAAACAAGGAATTGATTACTGACAAAAAGATTTTCGGACAATGAGCCAGACAGCTATCCTAGTGAAGGAAAAGGGAGTGGTGAGGTTAGACAAGCCTTTCGACTTCATGTGCAGCCAGCTTCGGAACGGACGCTACAAGGTAACGATCGAGCGGTATACCGAACCACGCACGATAAACCAGAACGCACTGATGTGGATGTGGTTTACCTGTATCGAGCAGGAGACCGGAACAGACAAGCAGGACGTACATGACTATTACTGCAACCTTTTCCTCCGCAGGACAGCGGTCATTAACGGAAGGGAAACGGTTATCGCCGGAAGCACATCGAAGTTGAACACCCTGCAGATGACGGATTTTTTGAACAAGGTGAAGGCAGATGCTGCAACGGAAATGGGCATCAGGCTTCCGCTACCGGATGAGCTGTATTATCAAGAATTTGTAAACGAATATAAATGCAGAAGATGATATGAATATCGAGAAAGCAAAAATCACCAAGGACAATACACTGATTGCCACCTATAAGGATGAGAAAGGGACGACAACAGTCGAGGGAAAGAATCTGGTAACAAACGACCTTGTAAACGCATTCAAGGCGCTGATACCGCATCTTGCATTCCTTTGCGAATTGAAGGAAGCGGACGGTAAGGAGTTTCTTGAGGACATGCCGGAAAATATCGAAAGTATTGTAGATGTTTCCGGTTATTCCATCGGTGGGGACGGTGACAGCAGGGGAGTAACGCTCACAGGTAAACGGTTCCTGAAAAGCAACAAGGTGCTGAACCTTAACGCACCGTTCACCAAGTTCACAGATGAGAGTGAGAACTATCGGTTCCAGTTTGAACTGGAGCAGGCTATCGAAGCATGTGACTACGAGGTGAACGAATATCTCTTCAACAAGAAATGGAAGGTGGTACAGCAGGAACTTCCGTTCGAGGATGAACAGATAACTGATGTGGTTGCCGACCAGGTTCCGGAAGTTGATATTCCTGCTCCGGACGCTGAAAAGGAAACATTCACTCAAATGCTTAAAGTCTCTTCTTCAAAACGGAGAACCCGTAAGACAAAAACCGCTAATCTAGCTTCTTGATATGTTGTACCCGTTTTGTGTAACGCAAACCCCTAACTGCTACAAGCTGGCTTTTCCGTATCATCCTAAGTTGGTGGATTTGGTAAAGCGGATTCCATCGGTAAAACAAAATCCGAGGGCAGCATATCTGTCTGATGAACGTGCCTGGAAGGTATCGCTACAAGACGAATGGTATGTTGAGAAGATGAGCAACTGGGCTGTAGCAGCCAGGATATGTAGCAGAGTACAGAGGACTGTCACATCAAAGGCTGTTACGGACTATACCATTCCTGAACTGCCGAAGCTGACAGTTCCACACGGGCTGCTGCTTGAACCATACGAATACCAGAAAGAAGGTATTGCTTACGCACTGCAGCATAAGCGGTGCATCTTCGGTGATCAGCCAGGATTGGGAAAGACGTTGCAGGCGATAGGCACGGTTACGATAGCAAAGGCGTATCCGTGCCTTGTTGTTTGCCCAGCCGCTCTGAAGATAAACTGGCAGCGTGAGTTCAAGAAGTTTGCCGGTATGAATGCCATGATACTAGATGACAAGACAAAAAGTACCTGGCACAGATTCTATGAGACCGGATGCTGCAAGGTATTCATAACGAACTACGAGAGCTTGAAGAAGTTCTTCGTCGAGGGGATAAAGGATGATTCCAGGTTGACCATGCGCTCCATCAGCTTTGATCAGCGAATTTCTCTATTCAAGTCTGTAGTGATTGATGAAAGCCACAAGTGCAAGTCCAGCAAGACACAGCAGAGCAAGTTCATCGAAGGAATATGCAAGGGTAAGGAATATGTCTTGGAACTGACCGGAACACCAGTAGTGAACAATAATACTGACCTTATCCAGCAGTTGAAGATTATGGGTCGTCTGGAAGACTTCGGAGGGTACAAGAACTTCATCGAGAAATTCTGTGCAGGTCCGAAGCAAAGCTCTAATGTGAAGGAGCTTAACTGGAGATTATCAACGACTTGTTTCTTCCGTAGGGAAAAAGCAAAGGTACTCACTCAGCTTCCGGACAAGTCACGGCAGTACATCGAGGTGGATATCACCAACCGCAAGGAATACGACAAGGCAGAAGCCGATTTGATTCAGTATCTCCGTACCTATAAGAATGCGGATGATGAGAAGATTCAGAAGGCTCTGCGTGGTGAAGTCATGGTAAAGATGGGAATCCTTAAATCTATCTCTGCAAGAGGGAAAATCAAAGTGTTCGCTGAGTTCATCCATGATGTGATAGACGGAGGGGAAAAGCTGATCGTCTTTGCATACCTCAAGGAGGTTGTGATGGAGCTGAAGAAGCTGTTCCCCGATGCGGTGACCGTTACCGGTGATGACAATGCTTCCCAGAAGCAGAACGCTGTTGACCGTTTCCAGAATGACCCGGAATGCAAGCTGATAATACTGAACTATAAATCCGGAGGTACGGGCTTGACACTTACGGCCAGCAGCCGTGTAGCGTTCATCGAGTTCCCCTGGACGTTCAGTGATTGCGAGCAGGCAGAAGACCGGGCCCATCGTAACGGCCAGAAAAATAATGTGAACTGCTACTACTATTTAGGAAAAGATACGATAGACCGCTATATGTACGATGTTATCCAGACCAAGAAGAGCATCGCCAACGGTGTGACCGGAACGGACGATGTGGTGAAGGAGAGCGTGGTGGATATGGCGCTTAACTTATTTAATCAACGGTTATGAGAAAAAAGACTACACCGTTATCAGAAAGCCAGATTCAAAATAGTTGCCTTACATGGTTCAGACATCAATACCCGAATCTGGCTTTGCTCCTGTTCGCAGTACCTAACGGTGGCCGGAGGGATGCGAAGACCGGAGCTAGGATGAAATACGAGGGAGTTTTGAGGGGAGTGTCGGACCTGATACTTCTTATCCCCAAAAAGGGATATGCGTCCCTCTGTATTGAAATGAAGACACCGAAAGGAGAACAGAGTGAAGAACAGATAAAATGGCAGAGAGAAGCCGAAAAGTACCGTAATAGATACGTTGTCTGCCATTCCATCGAAGAGTTCATGAAAGAAGTAAACGACTACCTGTTATGACCTACATTGAATTAATCAACAATTTTTGGTCTGTTAGGCGTACTAGACCGATGACAAGTTACGAGGCTGATTTCTATTTCTATCTGCTGAAAGAATGTAACTCGAGAAACTGGACTAGTCCGTTCGAATTGCCGACGAGAAATATCGAGTTTGAACTGGGTATTTCACGCAAAACAATTTGTGACCTGCGCAATAAGCTACAGCAAAAAGGTTTGATTTCTTTCAAAGAAGGTAATAAGCGTGGTGGAGGTGCTTTTTATGCGATTTCTTATGTTTCTGTAGGTAACGTAAATGGTAACGAAACAGGTAACATAAGTGGTAACATATCTGGTAACATAAGTGGTAACACTAATATAAAGAATAAGACAAAGACTAAGAATATTAATAACTCTGGCGAGTTATTTCCGCCCGAAGAAGAAAAGCCGAAAAAGGTGAAAGCAAAGAAGCCGGAGTTCATACCTCCTACACTGGACCAGGTAAAAGCCTACTTCGATGGAAAACTACCGGATTGGGAAAAGCAGGCGGAGATATTCTTTTACCACTTCGACAGCCTAAGCTGGAAAAATACCAACGGCGCCCGTATCGAACGATGGGACAGCCGTGCAAATCTTTGGATAATCGAAAAACAGCTACAGAATGGGAACACTACAACAGACAATGGCGGCGGGATTGTCACCGTCACAACTGGTAACGGACAGACAGGTCCGGACAGATGGAACTCTGACACCGCTGCAGCAGAACTTGAGAAATGGATTGACAGCATCCCAATTGGTTGACAACTGGTCCGGAACCACTGCGCAACTGAGTTGCAATATCAGCCTTGACGATGTTATCCGCAGGGAAGGAATACCTACCCTGGCAGACGTGAACAGGGTATACGGGAATACTACTTCCGTCCGGATCATCACCGGACACCTTCAGTCCGTACTGAACTATGCAGGGGTCGAGCTTGCACCGGCTCAGCTTGCAGAGACATCGCTTGCCATCCTATCCAGCTACTACTTTCTGAATCTGGCCGAACTGTGTATCTTCTTCACGCAGCTCAAGAACGGGAGCCGAGGGCAGTTTGTATGGGGAAGCAAGGTGAACAACCAGGCGATAATGGTTGCGCTCCATGACTTCTGCCTTGACCGTGGCAATGCGTACCGTAAGCTGGAGCAGGAGAAGATACGGATTGCGGCCGACAGAAACTACAGCCGGATTGAGAATGCGGCTGCTGCCATGATTAATGGGGTTAATTCCATCCGTGAATTGAAGGAAAAGGCGAAAAAGGATTATTCGGCTTTCAGAACGCTTTTCCCTATGCTTCCGGATAACTATAAGCCGGAGGACCTGTTCGGGGCATACGGGGAAAAAGAAACGGCAATCAGAGCCATCTACGGAGAAAACACACCACCGCCAGGAGTGGCGAGTGAAGATATATACAGATTCCTCTGTGACTACAACGTGAAAATGAACAGAAAATAATTAACCAAAACAACCACTTCAATTATGTCAAATTTTGAAACAACTATCCAGGCGTATCTGGATAACCGGGCAAAGACTGATTCCCTCTTTGCCGAGACTTACAAGAAGGCCAACAAATCCATCAAGGAATGTTGCAAGTATATCTACTCCAAGGCACGGGAATTGGCCAAAGGTTCTAACTCGGTTGGTATCGATGATGCAACCGTCTATGGATGGGCCGTCCACTACTACGATGAGGATGACATCAAGGTCGATGGAGTTAATGGACGTGTGGAGGTAGCAACACCGGAGCCTGCTTCGGTAGAGCAGCCGAAACCGCAGCCTAAGCCGGTCCAGAAACGCAGGAGAGGTGAGGATAACAGTTTGCAGCTTTCATTATTCGGTGACTTATGAATGATATACTTACTGGTAAAGTCTGTCCATATTGCGGTAAATCAACTGAATTTGTGGATAGCTCTATAATCTACGGACGATCATACGGAATGATTTATCTCTGTCGGGATTGTAGGGCTTATGTAGGTGTACATAAAGGGACAGACCAAGCATTAGGTCGTTTGGCAAATGCAGAACTAAGGAAAGCTAAGAAAGAAGCCCATTTCTATTTTGACCAGATAGCCAAAACCAATCTTATAAATAAGATTTGGAAGAAACATATACCAGATACATCAAATAGGAATAAGGCTTATTTGTGGTTGTCTATTCAATTAGGGGTACCACGTGAAGTTTGCCATATAGGAATGTTTGATGTGGAGGATTGCAAACGAGTAGTTGAATTGTGTAAGCCGTTAGTAAAATGAGACCAAGGACAAAACGAGAAAAACTGGTAGTTGAACTCAGTAGTAAACTGCCTGCTATTACTGAAGCCCAGATACGATGGGGAAAGAAACATTGCTTCCCACATAATGCATATAAGTGCAAGAACGAAATGTGGTGCAGTGAATGTGGAAGATTATGGGTAGATACTACCGGACAGAAAGAAGGATATATACGGTGCCCCTATTGCGGTGAGAAACTGGAAGTGAAGGTAAGCCGTAAGACAAAGGACAATTCAGCAAGCTATCTGACAGTAGCCACCACATCAGGAGATTTTCAAGTCCTCCGTCACTTCTACACGGCCAAGTATGCGAGAAAAGATAATGAACCCCATTATTTTATCGATGAAGTGTGCCAACAGTGGATAACTGCTGACAACAAAGAGACGGTTGTCGCCAAAGCTATGAATATGGGATATAGAGGCTGGCTTCACACCACAGATATGAGTATAAAACAGAATGGAAACATCTACTATTCCAATTCGTATGACATAGACGGTTATGTATATCCGAAAGTAAAGTTGCTTCCTATACTCCGGAGGAATGGGCTTCGCACTTCGTTCCACGGTGTCACTCCAGCCATAATGATACGTGCGCTCCTTGGAGAAAGCAAGTATGCGGAAATGCTTCTGAAAACAAAGCAGTACAGCATGTTGGACTTCTATATGCACCGTGGAGGTCTTTCCCATCCATGGGCGATAAACATCTGTAACCGTAACGGATATATCATCAAGGACGGTTCCATGTATCATGACTACCTTGAATTGCTGGACTATTTCCACTTGGACACTCATAACGCTTATTACGTTTGTCCGAAGAATCTTAAAAAGGCTCATGATAAGCTACTGGAACGGAAGAGAAAGATCGAAGCAAAGATTCGGGCCGAAGAGGAACGGAAGAGGCGGATTGAACGAATGTCCAGAATGAAACAGGATATTCTGTCTTTCATCAGAAGAATCCAGCCTTTCCTGGGAATGGAAATCAAGGATGAAGACATTGTCATCCGTCCGCTAGAGAGTGTGACACAGTTCTATCAGGAAGGCAATGCGATGCACCATTGCGTATATTCTATGGGATATTACAAGAGAAATGAATGCCTTATTTTGACAGCTCAGAAAGACGGGAAACGTTTGGAAACAGTAGAAGTAAATTTGAAAACCTTCAAGATAATCCAAAGCCGTGCGGTTTGCAATGGGACAAGTGATTACCATGACAGGATAATCAATCTGGTTAACCGTAACATGTGGATGATAAGGAGGGCTGCATTATGAAGGAATGTATCGAGTGTGGACGGAACCTGCCTGAAAGCAAGTTCCGTGCCTATGAAACGAAATCCGGCACCCATTACACCAGGAGGTGCCGGTTATGTGAGAACCGACATACGGCCGAGCGACAGAAGCTGAAACGGCGTGCCGGTAAACTGGCACCATACACCAATGAGCAGCTTGTGGCCGAACTTCGGAGACGTGGAGCATACATCATGTATGGGAGTGATTTTGATAATATAACAACGATTTGATATGGGAAAACTGAAAGTCTATTACGGCTGGTCCAGAATAGGCAATGTCCGTAAGAAATGTGCATTGTCCGTCATGTTCGAGAACGAAATGCAGGGTTGCAGAAGCGAGCGAGGACAAAGATGTCTGAGAACAATACAAGATACAGTGATAGAACGGTATCAGACAGATGAGGAAGAAAAGGAAGGTAAACGGCAAAACCGGATATTCACGGAGTACAGCTTGCTTTTTGATGAAAAACCTGTCAACGGCAGCCTTGAAAGATGCCTGCTAATAAACAATGAGGCTGACAAAAATCATGTTTCCAAGCCTATGCGTGAAAAGATTTCCGAGGCACTGAGAAAGGCTTTTCTTTATGCTAATCCTGGGTATAAAGAACCAAGTAGCCAACTTGAACTAAAATTTGAATAATCAATGAAAATGAATTTGTATTACCTGTTTTTGGCAGTCATGTGGTGGCGGCTGGGATAGGTGGAAATGAGAAATGAATATGAGCAGAGAAATAAAATTCAGAGGGAAATCAAAAAAGACAAGAAAATGGCTTTATGGTTATTTAGGTGAATCTAAATTCAGCATTCTTGATTATGTCTATACAGACAAAGTTATTTTTGATAATGTTCTATCATTTAATACTGATAACAGTACCTATGTAGTCAAAGATTTGTCCGTAGAAGAAGAAACAATCGGTCAGTTTACCGGATTGTGTGACAAGAACGGCAATGATATATATGAAGGTGATGTTGTGAAGGCACCCTTGTTAGACCCTATATTTTTTGACATTATAAAGGATAAATTTTGCAATGCAGAAATAAGATTTAATAAAGGCTCTTTTGTAGTTAGTTATTACGGAAGCGAATATAATATTTACCTTTCAGATTTGAATGATAAGATAAGAGTGATAGGAAACAAATACGATAACCAAGAATTAATTGAGGAATGAAATATGAAACAAGTAAAAGTAGAAACCTGATATAGAGTTTCATTGTTAAAATCGTATATTTGTGGTGAGTCTAAGATTTGAATGTAGAATTTAAACACTAACAAATGATGAAAGAATTTCGTGTACAAACTTTGGAAAGCTTTATGTCCTTGCAATACGGTCTACCTGAAGCTGATTTTTTCAGAGGTCAATCTTCTTCTGAATATAAATTAATACCTTCTATTGGACGTAGGTTCAAAGATGGACAGGAGAGTGTATTGATGCAATATGAGAGGGAGATATTTGAGGACTTTAAAAGGAAATATTCTATGTTTACAGATGTACGTCCTAAAAATGATAAAGAGTTCCTTTTTCTCGCGCAGCATTATGGGCTTCCAACAAGACTTCTTGATTGGACTTATAATCCTTTAATTGCATTATATTTTGCATGCGAATCAAATTTTGAAAAAAATGGTGTTGTTTATCAAAGTTATCCATTTTCCAGAAAGGGTTTTAACGAAGATACAGATGACATACTTTCATTTCCTGCTATTACGTTATTAGTTCCTAATCTAACAGATGTAAGGTATAAAAATCAGAATGGATTATTTGTACTTTATCCAGAACCATGGAAAGAAAATTTTGAACGAATTTATGCAAAATATATAATTCCAGCGCAATGCAAAAAAGATATATTAAGTAAGCTTGAAAAAATAGGAATCACAAGGTCATTTATTATGCCTTCGTTAGATAGTTTGTGTAAGGATATTGTTGATATTCATGATTTAAAGTATCCGTATGCTATAAAATAGAATTGGATTTGATTTGTGTTTATTGAATGTAAACATTGACTATAACTAACCTACGTATAATCTTACTGACAGCTCTTGTCAGTGCTTTGTGAATACCCGGTAACTGCTTTGTGGCGGTTATCGGGTAAATTTGTTCTGTAACGCAAAACAAAAAATTATGTATTCAGTGAATCAGTATGATGAGATAGCGGAGAGATATGACTCCCTGTTCATCGACAAGGCCAGCATAAGGGAGAACGAGCAGGTCGCCCGTATGTTGCGCAATGTGAAGACTCCAGTAATGGATATCGGATGTGGTACTGGACTGTTGATTGACCTGCTCAGTGTGATGGACGATGAGTATATCGGAGTTGATCCGAGCGGGAAGATGCTCGATGTGTTCAAGCAGAAACACCCGTCCTACCGGTCAGTGAACATTCCTTTCGAGTGGCTTGATCCGGTCAGTGTCGAATACAGTACGGCTGTCGCCCTATTCGGTTCAGCCAGTTACATACGTGAAAAGGCTCTGGACCGTATACCGGATGACCGGCTGTTGTTCCTGATGTTCTATAAGGAGGATTATCATCCGGTTACCTACGAGCGTACCGGGTGTGAAATGGAACATTTCTCATATTCGAGGAACAGACTCAGAAAACTGTTCCCTAAATGTGAAGTCAAGGAATTGGGTAACTACTATATAGTGACGAACGTATGATAATCTATTCAGACAAGAATGTTTATGAGGCTGCCAAGGAACGTATACGAAAGCTGTTCGGTATGGGCAGGCCGATAGGTGTATGTTTTTCCGGAGGAAAGGACAGTACTGCCCTTCTGTTCATCACATTGGAGGTTGCCCGTGAACGTGGTATCGGTAAGGTTCCTGTGATATTCCTTGACCAGGAATGTGAATATACCTACACAGTGGACTACATGAGATACATCATGTCTCTTCCGGAGGTTGAGCCGATATGGGTACAGGTACCATTCCGGCTATGGAATGCAAACAGCGGTGACTGGTTCATTCCATGGGAACCCGGGAAAGCATGGATGCGTGAGAAGGAGGATATATCCTTCAAGGAGAATGTGTACGGGGTGGACCGTTTCAAGCAGATGTTCGATGCCATATCGTTCCATCATCTAGGAAAGGATTATCTGACCCTTGGTGGTGTACGGATCGAGGAATCACCGGCCAGACGTGCCGGGCTGACCGGAAAGGAAACTCTTCCAGGAATGACATACGGTAAACAGTGTGCGCATGGGACAGTGATATATCCGCTTTATGACTGGTCATTCCGGGATATATGGTATTACATATTCAGCAACAGGCTGAAATATAACAGGGCATACAACTACATTTTCAGTAAGGAACCGTTATCTTCCGCACGTGTATCTTCGCTTATCCATGAGAACAGCAATCAGAATATACCGTATCTGCAGGAGATAGACCCGAAAGCATACAATGCGATGTATACCCGTATACCGAACATCGGTACAACGAACCATCTTCTTCTGGACGCTTTTGAAGAGATAAGGAACTATCCGAACTGCTTCAAGGATTGGCCGGAATATCTTCAGTACCTCATTGACAACATTGTCGCTGAGGAAAAGAACAGGGTGGTTTTCTCAAACAATCTGAAATCTGTCATGGAACGTATTTCGTCATGGTCTGAGGCTGACCGTACAGACATTTACCGTGCATTTGCACGTGGTATCATCACGGAGGACTTCGAACAGACGAAGGTAGGTAACAGGATTCTGGTTCATAAATCAAAGTACAAGTATGGAAAGACTGCAAAGATTAATCAAGGAAACATACGAGGCCGCAAGTGATAAGATTGGCTTCATGAATGATTTGAAGGAGTTCCTTTACTCCATATCATTGGAGAAGGTGAACCCGGTAGACCGTGTCCTTTGGGTACCTATGGATATGGTCAAGGCTAACAACTACAATCCGAATGCTGTAGCCAAACAGGAGATGCAGCTTCTTTATACCTCCATCCGTGAGGACGGTTATACGCAGCCTATTGTCACCATCTGGAGTGAAGAGGAGAAGAAGTACATCATCGTGGACGGGTTCCATCGTAACCTTATAGCACGTATGTACAAGGATATAGCACAACGTAACAGCGGACGGCTTCCGATTGTGGTCATTGACAAGGATATTAACGACCGTATGGCATCCACTGTTCGGCATAACCGTGCAAGGGGGAAGCACTCTGTTGACGGTATGACGAATATCATATACAACATGATAAAGAACGGGGAGTCGGATGCGGTAATATGCAAGAAGTTAGGAATGGAACCGTTGGAACTCGTGAAGTTGAAGCACATCACTGGATTTGCCAAGATGTTCAAGAATTACGAATACAGCAAGGCGATAGATAAGATAGTTCATCACGTAGACACATCAGATTATTGATTATGGAAGTACAGAATATTGCAATTGAAAGAATCATTCCTTATTGGAATAATGCGAGAAATAACAGTAAGGCAATAAAGCCGGTTGAAGAGTCCATCAAGAAGTTCGGATTCAACCAGCCGATTGTCGTTGACAAGAATCTTGAGATAATTTGCGGCCACACACGATACTTTGCATTGATGAACCTTGGATATAAGGAGGTACCTTGTATCGTGGTCGATCTGAACGAAGAGAAGGCACGTCAGTACCGTATAGCAGACAACAAGACATCTGAGTTTGCGACATGGGATGAAGATAAGCTGATTCGTGAGTTACGTACAATGAATGTCCCGATGGAGATGCAGGATTTCTTCTTCGAACCAATTGACCAGCTCCTGGGATTCGATGTGAACTTTTCCCCTTCCTCAGAATATGAAGATTCTACTGAAGAGGATGAAACGGTTACTCAAAAGGAAGAGGTTTCAAAGGAGGAAGCGGAAGCGTTCAAGGAAAAGGAACGTAAAATTGAAGATGGAATGAAGCAGGAAGCTACAGAATACATTGAAATGAAGTGTCCGCATTGCGGGGAGATTATTCGAATGAAGAAGTGATATGGCAGCACCGAAAGGAAATAAGTTTTGGATGATGAGAAGTAAGCATGGCAGGGACAAACTCTTTGCCACGCCCGAGCTTCTGTGGGAAGCGGCATGCGAATATTTCCAGTGGTGCGATGAGAACCCGTGGACAACCAGAAAGGCAATACAGAGGACTGTCCCCGTAAGAGTTGGAAAGGGAAAGAATGCGAAAACCGAAGAACAACATCATACACAGCAGGAGGCTTCACCGACAACACGGCCGTATTCCCTCATGGGAATGTGTGTGTACCTGGGCACATCGTCAAGATGGTGGAGTAACTTTAGAGATGACTGTATAAACAAGGGAGACGAAGATTTTCTGCAGGTCATCGCGCGCGTGGAGGAAACAATCAAGACCCAGCAGTTCGAGGGTGCCTGTGTCGGAGCGTTCAATGCGAACATTATAGCCCGTACGCTTGGGTTGTCAGACAAGCAGGAAGTGGACCACACGACAAAGGGACAAGCGTTCAAGGGATTCGATTTTCTACCTTACACACCGGAGGCTGATGGATTAAAGAATGAGTAACAAGGTCAACATAAAGCAACGGTTGGCATACAACTACCTTCGTGATGATAAGACGAAGTTTCTTCTGTATGGTGGTGCCGGTGGTGGTGGAAAGTCATGGCTAGGCTGCGAATGGCTGATGCAATGTGCGTACTATCTTCCGGGTACACGCTGGTTTGTCGGGAGAAACAATCTGAAGGATAGCCGTGAGTCTGTGACCGTGACCTTCAACAAGGTTGCCAAGTCTCACGGCTTCAACGCATACAGGACTATAAGTGACGGGATATTATTCGACAACGGAAGTGAGATAGTCTATATCGACCTGACGTATTATCCGGTCAAGGACCCGATGTATGAACGCTTGGGCTCAAAGGAATATACTGGCGGATGGATTGAGGAAGCCGGAGAGGTTCACTTCCTTGCATTTGAAGTATTGAAAACCCGAATCGGCCGGCACATGAATGATGTGTATGGTGTACCTGGAAAGATACTCATCACCTGCAACCCCAAAAAGAACTGGCTGTACCGTGACTTCTACAAGCCGTGGAAAGAAGGTAAACTGAAAGAACCGTATGCTTTTATCCAAGCTTTGGTACAGGACAACCCCTGGGCGACCGATGACTATATCGAAAGCCTCCGGAACACGAAGGACAGGGTAACGAAGGAACGTCTGTATTTCGGGAATTGGGAGTACGACAATGACCCGGCAGCTCTCTGTGACTATGACGCTATTTGCGACCTATTCACGAACGAGTTTGTCAAACCGGAAGGAGATTCAATCGGTTCCGCGGACCTTGCAATGAAGGGACGTGACAGATTCATCGCAGGACATTGGAAAGGGAATGTATGCTACATCAAACTGGACCAGGAATTCAGCACAGGGAAGTCTATTGAATCAGATTTGAAGCGGATGATGATTGAGTGTTCCATTCCCCGAAGTAAGATGATAACTGACTCTGACGGATTGGGGAGTTATCTGGAAAGCTATCTGAACGGTATCAAGGAATTTCACGGAGGTACACGTCCCATCAATCCGGAATACGATAATCTGAAATCCGAATGCGCCTTCAAGCTGGCCGAGCTTGTCAATGCAAGGAAAATACGGATCATCTGTACGGAAGTTCAGAGGGAAAGAATCATCGAGGAACTGGGAGTGCTGAAACAGGACCACATTGATGCTGATACACGAAAGAAGGGAATCATCAGTAAAGAGAAGATGAAAGAGATACTTGGCCATTCTCCTGACTATCTGGATATGTTGATTATGGCCATGTTCTTTAGGATAAAACCTATTATTCACAGACCAAGAGCAAAAGTAGGGAAGCTATGACAGTAAAGGAGTTCATTATATTGGTAAAACTGGTTCCGGATATAAACATGTCGGAAAGGTTGGAGAAATTGAAGAAGCCGTACAGCGTATGCAAGGTGAAGACACCGGAAACGTTGAACGATTTGAGTATGGGCGAACTGATGCAGCTACAGTCGATAACCACCGATTCTGATTTTATTTTCACGCCTGGAATGGTGGTTCTGAATCTTACTGAACTGAAACTGCTCAAGGCTGATTCGGAAGATGTGTTGGGATTCTCCTATTGGGTGGCCAAGGAAGTGAAGCGTATCAATAAGCTGTTCGCTTCTACGTCTGTTCCTCCGACACCGGAAGAGCAACAGGCCGGAGCGGATTCTTTGAATTTCGGTCTGTTCGGATTGCTTGACTACTATGCGCAGCGCATGGGGATAACCAATCATGAGGAGGTGGAGAAGGTGCCCTGGGTACGTGTATACAAGTGCCTGGATATGGATGCAAACAGAATGAGATATGAACGGAGATTACGGAACATTATGGCTAAGAAGAATGAAAGTAGAAGAAAAAATTAGGACTTTGCTTGAGTCTTTGGGAGAGAACTATATGTTCGAGGACTGGTCCGTCGCTAACGTGCGTATAGACCGGTTTCCTCTTCCTTGTGTGTTGAACGTACTTCCAGTAAGTGGTACGCTCGAGGTCGGTAACACCCAGTTACGTGACAAACCTTCCATGATGATCGCTTTCATGGATAAGGTTTCTTTCGATGCTTCCGGTGACCAGAGAAGTGAGGTAGTGGAAAGATGCAAGGATAGGGCCAAGGCTTTTATCCTTACCCTTAACAAAAGCGACCTGTTCTATCCGGTAGAGGGGGAAATAAGATATTCGGTGTTCTACGACAAACTGAATGTGTCAGTAGCCGGTGTGATGATAGAGTTTACACCTAGAGAGCGCAAAGGTATTGTCATTTGTCCAGGCAGGACTGTAAACGAGATTGTCTATGGAAAACGTGAAGGATGATGTACTTTCCATCGTTTCCGAAGAACTGGAAGTCTTGAAGGAAAGGATTGTCGCCAACCATAGGGCAGCAGGTCAGGTGGCCAGTGGCCGGACAATCGAAAGCATGAAGGTGGAAAGGACGGAAGACGGCGGAATATTGTGGGGGCGCAATGCGTTCGGCACGTTGGAGACCGGACGTAAGCCGGGGAAAGTTCCAAAGGGGTTTTCTGATATTATCCTGCAGTGGATGGAGGACAAGGGCATAAAGGCCAATCATCCGAAATCATTCGCTTTCCTTGTAGCCAGGAAGATATCCGAAGAGGGAACGAAGCTGTTCCGTGATGGAGGTCGAAGTGACATCTATTCTGCTGAGATAATCGATACGATGGAAAGCATATCCGAAAGGATTGGTCTGAGATTCGGTACGGAAGTTGAACACATAAATCTAAATTTCAATGAGGACACATAATACTGGTAACATTACGATAGAATATCCGGATGCCATATCTTTTGCGTTCAATCCAACTGTGGTGAACGTGTACGGAGAGAATGTGACAAAAGCGGAGATAGAGGTGACAGATAGTTCCGGAAAGGTATACACGGAAAAGAGGGAGATATTCAAGAACAATGTATTCTTTGATATATCCCAGTACATTCAATGCTCTTTCGGAGCCGTTAACGAGATAAAGGTTCCGTATTCGGTTCAAGCCAGTGACAGTGGCCTAGGAATGAACTTTACATGTGCCGTTACAGTATACAGTGCTTCTTCCGTATTGGTTGACAGCTTCAGCTTTTCGACATTTGCTATATGGGGAGCGATGCGTGTAGGTGAACGTTTCAACGGAAGCAGAAACCTTACATGGTTCAAGAACTACCCTTTTTCTGTAGGTATGTATGCAGCTTCATCAGGAAGTGTGCAGGTGAAGGCTGACGGTGTAGTAAAATCATCGATCCAACTGTCAAAGCAGGCAATGTGGAATGTTTTTCCGTATGGAATAACCGCAAATGATAGTATAGAGTTCTATCTTCCTGGAAGCGGAACAGCGGCATCCGTCTTTGACCATACCTTCGATTACACGTTCAAAGGACTGCTAAATACTCCTGTAAACATAGTGTGTAAGGTTGATGACAGTGATTGCGGTGTGTATCTCCGGTGGATCGGAAGGCATGGCATGTATTGTTACTGGCTGTTCCAGTCTGGTGATGAGACCCGGCAAGTTGTTAATGATGGTGAATTCCTGAGAAACAACATGGAGGACTACAGTTACAAAAACGGATATCATGGAGGTACCGGACGAAAACAAAGAAAGACTGAGAATGATACGCTACCAGTATGTGCTCCATTGGTGGATAGTGATACATGGGATTTCCTGTTCGAGCTTGTGACGTCTCCGGTTGTAGACATGTTTGCCGGTTATGACGGTGAAACACCGCAGTGGAAAGGTGTTAATGTGTCTGTAGAGAATTTTGTCAAGACGAAAGAAAGTCTTCAGGATTTTGTGTGTACAATCATATTACCGGAACTTAACCTACAGAGCTTATGAAAGAGGAAATATACATTGATTCTAATCCGGTTGATTTGGATGATGATACGAACATAACGCTGAACTATAGAAGTAACTTCCTGTCTGATGTCAGCAAGATAGTCAGCAACAACACGTATTCCATCAAGCTACCGATGACAGCCAGAAACAGGAAGGTGATTGATATGTCTCACTTGCCTTCATGTGTAACAAACTGGCCTCGTATAAACCATAAGGGGCGGTATATCCGTAATGGGGTAGAAATTGTGTCTGATGCGAATGTGACTCTAGTGGAGATATCAGACACAATAGATGTTGCAATGGCATGGGGTAATGTCTCTGCTTTTGCCAATATCGTGAATGATGGAAAGACTTTACAGGATTTGTCCTATGGAGAAGTTGAGGGTACTGACTATGTTATATGGCAGAAGAGTTCAACATCGAGGAGGTTCCCGGATATTGATTACGGTTATTCGGAGTCAGAAACTGAGGTGTGGTATCATCCGGCTGTTACTGTGAAATGGATACTTGACAGGATAAGTTCAGATAGTGGGGTATTGTTTACATTCCCTTCGAACAGATCCTCATTTATTGGAAGTCTGGTCGTACCGTTATTGACAAGGAACGATGCACAGTCACAGATTGACAAGTATGCTATGACGTTCACTTTCCTCAATGAAGTACGGTATGATACGTTGGAAGGAGGATATCTTTGTCTGTTTGAAGAAGGTATACAGTCTAACTATTACGGTCAGACTGAGTTTGACACGTTTACACGTGAGGTTGCAATCTATCAGAGTCTGCTTAAGAATGGTGATGTTCATCTTTGGGGAAACATTACCATTGAGCTTACTTTAGAGAATACTCCTTATGGTGTATATTTTACAGCGGTTCATAATGAAGTGGAAATGTTTACTGTATATCCGTTGGACGTAGAAACCGTGTCAAGCGGAAGGTATCGGATAACGTATGAACTGGATGATGTAAGTACAGGCCCTATCGAGTCTGAACACGACGGAGCCGTAAACCATGCCATACGGTTCTACATAAAAGGGGTTGGTGATGTGTCCGGAGGAAAGACAACCTTTCATTCTATATCTGGAAGTATGGTTCTAAAGAATAGGTCAGATAAGATTCTTCTTAGAAAGGGAACAGAACCGGATGGGAAATTTTTCTTTGTCCCGAATCTTCCGGATATGAAACAGATTGATTTCATTAAGGCCATTTCAGTTTTGGCTGGTATGTTCGCCATCCCATCAGATACAGGTATACGGTTCATTACGATGGAGGAACTGCTTGGGAACAAAAGCAAATCGGTTGACTGGACAAAGAGGGTTGTAGCTTCATATCGGGATAACCGGCCGAAGGTGATGTCCTTCTCTTTGGATGGGTTTGCACAAGAGAATATTTACAAATGGAAGGATGATGATGAAGGTAAATATGACGGGACTATCCATGTGGATGACGAGACGCTAGAAGATGAATCGGAAGTGATAACCCTACCTTTTGCCGGTACGGAAAACAAGCGGAACCGTGCATATATACCGCTATATTCTTATGATGAGAATGGAGAATTGCAATATGATGACAATGTCACGCCACGTCTTTTGATGTTTACAGGTGAGTATAGTCTTGTAGCGAAATTTGATGGCCTTGACTGGGGAAGCATTATTGCAAAGAACTATATCGCTTATCAAGGTGTTGTACGGCAGCCGAAGGTTATTACTGAATTGATAATGATAAGTGAGTATGAACTGAGGGAACTTGACATGTCTGTCCCGGTATATCTATCCCAGTACGGGAAATATTATGCGATAATAACGATTAAGGCTGAGAAAAGCGGTATATGTGAATGTAAACTTTGTCAATTGGAGGATTAGTTATGGCAGAAACGCAACAGAAGATACTGGATATTAAGGTGAATTATAATGAAGCGATAAAGGCTATAGCCGAATATCAGACGAAGATAGATGAAGCAAGAGAAGCAGAAGCGAAATTGAAGAAGCAGCTTAAAGATGGAGAGATTACCAGACAGCAGTATAATGAGGAAATGGCTGCTTCAAAAGCTGCAATCGCAGACTACAATGATTCTATCCGTACTATTAATAAGACAGTACAGAACCAGTTGAAGATGGAGAAGGAGCAGGAAGGTAGTTTGAAGTCCCTTCGTGCAGAATTGGCTAATCTTATCAATGAATACGATTCGTTGTCGGAAACAGAAAAAAATTCGGAAGCGGGTTTGGCATTGAAGGACAGAATTAATGAAGTAACCGATGCGTTGAAAGAAGGAGAAGAAGAAACACAGCGTTACAATAGGAGTGTTGGAAGCTACAAAGAAGCTATTATGGAGGCTATGAATTCCAATATACCTTTTGTACAGCAGATAAACCAGATAATTACTTCTGCGAAAGGACTGAAGGAATACATGAGCGGAGTTAAGAGTGAGTTTACCGATGTGGCCAAATCTACTTCTGGATGTACAAAGGCATTGAAACTGTTTAAGGTTGCCATCGTCTCTACTGGTATAGGAGCCTTACTTGTTGCACTAGGCTCACTGGTGGCATACTTTACAAAAACCCAGAAGGGTGTTGAACTGGCAAACAAGATTATGGCTTCTTTGGGCGCTACAATTGACGTGCTGATAGACCGTGCTGCAAAGCTGGGTAGTGCGTTGGTGAATCTGTTCTCCGGTAACTTCAAGCAGGCTGGAGAAGATGCAAAAGCTGTTTTTTCCGGAGTCGGTAAGGAGATAGTCGAAGAAACGAAATTGGCTTGGGAGCTTGCTGATGTATTGAATGAAATTGACAAGCGTGAAGTTATGCTTTCCATGTCACGTGCGGCCAACCGTGCGGAGATTGAGAAGCTCAAGAAGGCTGCTGATGACCAGACGTTATCAACCAAGGAACGTATCAAGGCAGCGGAGAAAGCAGCCGAAATCGAAAAGAAGGATTTGGAACTTCAGACTGAACTCGCAGAAGCTAGATTGGCCAATACATTAGGGTTTACGGAGATGAATGGTGAAGTACGTAAGCTGATGGAACAGATTAAGGCAGGCGATGTGACGGCCGATGAAGTTATTGGTAAACTTGGTCTTTCGGAAAGTACGATAGAAGACCTTAGGGAGTTCAGGGATCAGTTCAATGAACTTCAAGGTCTGATGGAAGAAAGCTACGGAAGGCAGACTGAACAGCAGAACACTTTGAACTCAATCCGTCAGGAAGGTGCGGATAAGGCAAAGGAAGCGAAGCAGAAAGAGCTGGAGGCAGTAAGGGCTGCCGAGGATGCCATGCTTGCATTGGTGAAGGATAAGAGGGAACAGGCACGGAAGGAAATTGAACTGAACTACTCACGGCAGATTGAAGACCTTCGGATTTCATTGAAGGAGGAAGAGAATCTGACAGCAAAGGCACGGCAGGCTATCAATACACAGATAAATGCTCTGGAAGAGCAGAAGAATCTGGAACTGCAAAAGCTGTCCGATGAGGAGTTGAAAAAAGAAATTGAAAATCGGACAAAACTCATATCCCTGCAACTTGAATCGGTAAAGGCAGGAAGTGAACAGGAATATCAGTTGAAGCTTCAGCAGCTGCAGATACAAAGGGATGCAGAGTTGACCGACAAGGAACTGACCGAGCAGATGAAGCTGGCTATTACCGATAAGTACAACAAACAGATGGATGATTTGGTCCTGCAACGTGAGAAGGACATATCGGAAAGACAATCGGAAGCTATTCGTGTAAGGATGGAAAATGAACTCATGCAGCTGCAGCAGTCAGGCGCTTCCGAATTGGAAGTGCTCCGTATGGAAGAGCAGCAGAAACTTGAATTGTTGGAGAGCATGAGACAGATGGACGGTGAGAGTGAGCAGGATTTCCTGAACCGTAAGTTGTTGGCCAGACAAGACTATCTTGACAAGAAGAAGGAGCTTGCTGATGCAGAGGTGGAGATTGAAGATGCGAAGATGAATGCGATGGCAGCAGTGATGGGAGGAATGGCCGAATTATTGGAACAGGCTGGAGAGAACAACCGGTCTGCACTGGTATTGGCTAAGACACTTGCTATAGCAGAGGTGGCCATCAGCCAAGGTGTAGCTATCGCCAATGCTGTGAAAGCTGCTTCAAAGGGGAGTGTTACAGTTTGGGATTTGGTCGCTAATATTGCAACTGCTATCACTACTGTAATTTCTACAATCGCTTCTGCAACGAAGTCGATAAAAAGTGCTAAATTTGCTTCGGGTGGTTTAGTCACCGGTCCAGGTACGGGTACCAGCGACAGTATTCCTGCACAGCTCTCAAACGGGGAGTCGGTGATTACGGCCAGAGCCACCTCTATGTTCGCACCGATACTCTCATCCTTCAATCAGATGGGTGGGGGTGTACCGATTAATGTTACTGCTTCTGGTAACCAGTCTATAGGAGAGGATATGTTGGCACGAGCTGTCGCAAAGGGTATGCTTATGGCTCCTACTCCTCAGATTTCCGTGGAAGAGTTTACCAGTGTGGCAAACAGAGTCAAGTATCTAGAATCGAATGGGAGTTTATGAGAACGTATGAATTTGTTATGACGCACAAGGGTGTGCTGGAACAGATGACAAACCTATCCATAAAGCCTGGTGATGTAAAGTATCTGGAACTTTACCAGGAGTACATGAGGCTGGATAAGGAAGGGCATAAAAAGACATATATCATCCAGTACCTTTCGGATGAGTACAATGTCGATGAAAGGACAATCTACAGAGTGGTAAACAGATTCTCGCAGGAAGTAGAGATATGATTTTAGGGTGGGCACCAGCTCACCCTATTTTTTTGCTGACAAGGCGTGTCAGCGCTATTCCTTTCAAAAATTCTTATAGCCATATTGCGTTCACTACCTTTGTTTCAAACGATTAAGAGATATGGCGAAATTATTCATCAATAAAGACATAGTAGCGGATGCCGATAAGATGGAAAACTGGTATCTGACTGGTGTTGACGGTATGTCATTCTCAGACGTGCAGGATTTCCTTGGTTGGGTTGCTCCAGATGACAATCATATCGATATAGAGCTGCATTCATGTGGTGGTGATGTAGCGGAGGGATATGCAATTTATGATGCATTGCGTGCTACAGGTAAAGAAATATCTGCAACTGTGGTCGGAAGATGTGCGTCAATGGCAACAGTTATTCTTCTGGCTGCTCCTATTGAACGAAGAAAGATGTACCCTCATGCAAAGATTCTCATTCACTCTCCTTATTGTTCTGGTATAGACGGCTCTATCGATATTGCAGCTTTAGAATCTCTGAAAGCAGGATTAGAGGCTGAACGTGAGAAAATGCTCTCTTTATATGTAGAACGTTGTGGGGTTGACAGAAGACTGTTGGAAGAGCAGATGGCAAAAGAGACATGGTTCGGTGGAGAGGTTGCAAAACAATTGGGATTTGTCAGTGAGGTTATTATGCCGAAGTCAGCTAAAGTAGTATCTAACAATAAATTTATGGGAAGAAAAGAAAATGAAGTTACGGTAAGCAAGTCATTACTTGACCGTATGCTGGCCAAGTTAGGCTATGCAAAAATCGAAGATGTTCCTGCGGTAGCGTTGGAGCTTACAACAGCAGGTGGTGACACATTGACAGTGGAGCGTGAAGAAGGTGAACCGCAAGTCGGTGACAAGGCTAGTCCGGATGGAGAACATGTAATGCCTGACGGAAAGACCATTGTGGTTACTGATGGAGTAATTACTGAAATCCGTGAGGCGGAAGAAGGTAATGAAGAGACAGCGGCTTTGGAAGCCCGTATCGCTGAACTGGAACAGCAGGTTTCGGACTTGACTGCAAAGGCAAAGACTGACGATGAAATCAAAATCCTGGCAGCTGTAGAAAAGGCAGGTGGTATCGAAAAGTTGACAAAGGCAGCGGCTAGCAAGTACACTCCTGCTGGGCGTACCACTGTTATTGGTGGTAAAACGGAAGTAAAGCATGAAAGCAAGATTGACAAGAAACTTGCTGATATTAGAGAAAAAAACAAACAGAAATTTAATAAGTAAGAGTTATGGCAAAAGACAGAATTACATGGGAGCAGCTTAAGAACCTTACACCTGGTAATGGAGCGATTCAGAGTCTTAAGGATTTGCTTATTGCGGAAAACTTCCTCGATGAGGAGCTTGAACGGTTCTTCACTCTTCGACAGAACGTTCATAACGGTGACAAGTTGGGTTGGGTAGGAGATATGGATGATGTCGGTTGGGCTGGTTCCGGTTGTAACCCTACGTACAAGGATGCCAACATCAATTTTGCAGAGAAGGAATGGAAAATCGGTGATTGGCAGATTCCGTTGAAATGGTGTTATGAAGATTTGCAGAATACCATTGCTGAGTACTGTCTGAAGACTGGTACAGACATCGCTGACCTGTCATCTACAGAGTATATGGATGATATCGTTTATCCGGCATTGGATTTGGCTGTGAAACACATGATGTGGCGATTCATCTGGTTCGGTGATACGGAAGCTCAGAATGCTACATCTTCCGGACAGATTACTGATGGAGTCGATGTGGAACTATTCAAGACTACAGACGGTTTCTGGAAACAGTTGTTCGCTGTATGTACAGCTAATGAAGCTCAGAAGACTGCTATTGCAGCTAATGAAGAAGCATCTACAGCATTGCAGTTCAGTAAGCTGAAAGAATCTGGAGTGGCTATCGGTATTTTTGATACGTTGCTGGAAAGTGCTGATTCCCGTATTGCTTCGATGGATGGATCTGGTATCTTCTGTACTAAATCTCTTGCTGATGCGCTTACTAAGGACTTGAAGCGTGAGTACAAAGAAATTCTTACCTGGGAACAGATATTCAAAGGTCTCGATGTCACTGAGTATAACGGTACATTTATTTATCGTGTTTCTATTTGGGATAGATTCATTCAGAAATATCAGAACAACGGTACAAAACTGAATCTTCCGCACCGTGCTGTATTCGGCTCAACGAAGCAGTTGTTTGTAGGTACACCGGCTAACAAGATTATTTCGGACTTGGACATCTGGTTCGAACGTAAGGATAGAGTAAACTATCTGTATTCTACGGGTAAATTGGGATGCCTTATCGGTGAAGACAATCTGTTCCAGTTGGCTTATTGATGAAAGGAGGTTTTTATGTCAGGAGTATGTGACAATGCTATCAAGAAGGACATTCTTGTAAATTGCGATGACCCTATCGTACCAGGGATGGAACAGGAAGGTGTAATCATGAACCGTAAGGATATTGATTTCTCTACCGTTGCATTCAACACGACACGTAAGAATGTAATAGAAACGCTTGCGTTGAAATCCGGTAAGAAAGCATATAAGGTAGTGGTTTCGGGAAGCACTCCGTTTACAGGGACTAATACAGCGCTTGCCACCGGAACTTATCGGAACACGTTTACCAATACGGTTAACATGGTGATTTTGGCTAACGATCCGGATGTGTGCGCTGATATCATTGACGGATTGGCAAACGGTGAATATGTGGTCATTCTTGAAAATAAGGCGAAGAATCTTCTTAAGGAAGAGAATCCTGGTGATTCGGCTTTCCAGGTGTACGGATATTACCAAGGTTTGAAAGCGGCAGAAATCAGCAACAACAAGTATTCCGAAGAAACAGAAGGTGGATGGTCAGTTTCATTGCAGGAAACCAAGGTTCCGAAGTCTGCTTTGTTCTATTTTAAGACTGACTATGATACAACAAAGACTGCTATCGAAACATTGACATCTGCAGCGGCATAGTATGGAAGTTATTGAAGTGGTTAATAGATTGAAGGAGTTGGGAAGCATTGCTTCCCTCTCTTCTTCTGACAAGGCAGAGATTGAAAACCTTTATGCCATTGTCCTTGACAAGAAGTTTATCCGTACATCGTGTAGCGACTGTTATCATGATGCGGTGATTGAAATGATTGTTTACCTTAACAAGAACGGAAAGATGAAAGAAAAATCTGATTATGGTTTGAAAAATGGAGTTGTCCTTCAGATGGAGTTCGGTAGTAGCGAAATGTATACGAATGCAAATCTGACTGATGAAATTGCAGAAAAGTATCTGGAAAGATATCCGGACAACATTAAATATTTCTCGAAAAAACCGGATGACTGGAAAGAAAGAATCAATAAGCGTAAAGAAGATAAGGATAAGGTTGTCATTGATGATGAACTTGTTTCACTCATGGTAGAATCCATGAAGGACGGAGTGACAAGTAAATCAATACAGGAAGAGTTCAAAGAGTATAAAATCTCCGGTAAAAAAATATCAAAGAAGGTTCTGATGGCTCATGTGAATAAGGCTCTGGAAGTCTTTGCTGATTCTTCGTCAGATGAAGATAACGAAATGAATGGTAAAGATGATTCTGGAGACGGTAACAAGGAAGAAGCCGACGGAGAAGAAAATAGTGATAAATGATATTTAAACCTCACGGATTATGAGAGTAAAGGAACTAAGAAAGAAGAGTAACGTAAGAATAGACACGAATTACCAGCAGCAACTGGGTATACAGTCTTATGGAGACGATAATCTGTACCCTCAGACTGTCCGGAACATCATCGCTGCTAGCTCTACGGGTTCTGAATGCGCTGACCGATTGACAGATTTTATTGAAGGTAACGGTTTCCGTGAGGTTGCTTTTTCTGAATATGTAGTTAACAGAAAAGGTGATACGGCAGATGATATACATGCACTTGTTTGCCGTGATGTAGCTGACTTCAACGGGTTAGCATTACATGTAAATTACAATATCTATGGACAAATCGTAGAGTTGCATCATATACCGTTCGAAAATTGCCGTCTTCTGGAGGAGGATGATAACGGATATGTTGCGAAGATAGCTGTCCATCCGGATTGGACCGGGAAAAAGACACGTAATGGCAAGGCTATTCTTGTAAAAAAGGGAAATATAGACTATATCGATGTGTTTAACCCACGGAAAGAAGTTGTTTTGGCTCAGATAGAGGCTGCCGGTGGTATCGAATACTACAAAGGACAGGTACTTTGGGTGTCAATGGCTGGGAAACAGACCTATCCTACCGGAAAATCTGACCGTGTGATTACCGAAATGAGTACGGATGAAGGGCTTTCAAATGTTAAGTATAGAAATGTGCGCAATAATTTCTTCCCAGGATCTATAGTTTTCACTAAGAATGGGTCGAACATCACTTTTGACGCCGATGGAAACGAAGTTAAGGGTGTAGATGATGATGAAGGATTTACTGATGCACTCATACAGCTACAGGGAGATACGAATTGCGGTAAAATCATGGAAGTAACACTCGAAAGCGATGAGGAGAAACCGGAAGTTGTACCGTTGCACTCTGCGAATTATGACAAGGAATTTACCGTTACTGATGCAAGCGTTGTGGAACGAATCTATTCCGCTTATGGCCAGGAGCCGTGGTATTGCATCCGTATCGGTAAAGTAGGTTTTTCCGGCGATATTCTGGAAGATGCCTTCGAATACTATAATTCTATAGTCAGCAAGCAGCAACGTCTTATAGAGCGTACATTTGACCGTATTTTCAGCTATTGGTATGAGGTCGCTAACCCGACAAATGATTTTTCCGTACAACCATTAAAGTATGTAAGAAATGCAGCAGTACCTGATAACAACGCAAGAGGTCTCATCTCTGAGTAGAGGGATGAGCATACATATCGAGGAATCCGATATCGAACAGTATATCCGGGAATCGGAAAGCATAGACATCAAGTCTGCACTTGGTGATTCATTTTTCCTAGAGGTAAAGGATAATCCGGAGAAATACAGTCTATTGATTGATGGTGGGGTATACGAAGACAAGAACGGACATAAGAAGTTGCTTACTGGACTGAAAACAGCACTAGCTTACTATACCTATGCACGGATTGTGAAGAACGGTGACAGAAATGTAACCAGGTTCGGACTCGTTCAAAAGGATAGTGAGTACAGTTCGCATACTGAGTTCAAGGAAAAGGTAATGGCTTACAATGATGCGTTTTCAATTGCTGATCGTTATCTGAAGGAATGTGTACTGTTTCTGGATGAGAATAATGATGAATATCCACTTTATCAAGGTAAAGGGAAAATCAAGTCAAATCGAGTTGTGTGTAGAATAATTGGGGAATGAGTGACACTATCGACATATTGAAGAAACTTGCCTTGCAGGTCCGTAATGCTACACAAGAAGGTGAGAATACGGCAGAACGTGTCGGTCGTGTTCTTGTTGGTATCCTTGAGAATCTTGGAGTTGCTGATTTGGATAAATTATCTGATATATTTATCCGGAAGGACATTCCTGACAGCACAAAACACCTTTTGTCGTTGTTCGGAGGCGCAATCTTCGGTGAGAAAGGATTTGCGGAAGGCTTATTGGGATTTGGAGCCAAAATAGACTCAAAAGGCTATGGGGAAATGCGCCGTCTGAAGGTGTGGGAGGAACTGGTTGTGCCTTTGCTGGTCTACAACCGTGTGGACGTTGTAATCGGTGACAAATGGCGTTCTCCCGGTGCCGGAATAATCGAGACGGTAACTCCAGATACGGATGAAGAAGGTAACACATTATCTACCGGAACAGCGACATTGAAACTGGAGGACGGAGAGATAGGTGCAATAGCCGTGGACGACATGGCTATGGGTATCTGGCACTTCGGGAATGGGAGTGACGCTACAGAAGATTCTGATGACAGCAAAGGGAACTTTACCTTTGCAGGGTTCACAACTGCATACTGGCGTATTATAGAAGTTACCGGAGATGATAACAAGACGTTTCGATATGCCTTAAGACCCGGATATACGACGCATCCTCAGCCGCAGATGACATTCTCCTGTCGTGGTAACTTTACCAATGAGGACCGGCAGAAATCCGTGTATGAGACACGGACATATACCCGTATGTTACACCATCAGAACGAGTGGGAGATTACAGCGTCCAATATAGCCATGCAGTACGGAGATTTGAGTAATCTGAACGTGTTCGGAATGAACATGGAAGGTTACTCCATGTACCTTAACTCTGTGTATTTTACGGGGACAATCACCCAGATGAAGCCGGACGGTACACCAATCCGCACGGCAAACGACCGGGGAGCATGGCCGCCATCCGATAATCATGCGGACTATTTTGACCGGTTTTCGTATGATGGTTGCATCTGGCTGTGTGTGAACGAATCTGGTACAACAAAAGCCCCTGGGAAAAATAATCCGGATTGGCTGCTACAGGTTGATAAGGGAGCAGATGGTGAGGACGGTACTAGTGTGAAGATTCTAGGCTCATTTACAAGCACTGATCAGTTGCCTACCTCCGGCAATGACCCGGGTGACGGGTATCTGATTGACGGTGACCTGTGGGTATGGGACGGCTCGAAGTTTAACAACGTAGGTAAAATTCAAGGGCCTGCCGGTGAGTCTGTCAAGCCACAAGGTAATTGGTATACCGGCCTGCATGTGCAGAACCTGGGAGTTGTCCGCATGTGGCACTCGACATACATGTGCAATGTGTCGGACGGAACCGACAATCCGCCGGCATGGTGCTGGACAGACAAAGATGGTAACCGTTTTACTTTTAACGATGGAGGCTATGCGCTTACAGGTGAACTGAATACTGCCGAATACCTCACAATAGCAACCGATGGCGCTGATGCGAAGAGTATCATCAACGTCGATGTGGAATATGCCATCAGCACAAGCAACACCACCGCACCGACATCCGGATGGCAGACAACGGCCCCGACATGGGAGAACGGGAAATACATCTGGTCACGTACAGCTACTTACTACAGTGATGACACGGTGACCTATACGGATTCTGCATGTATCTCCGGTGGAAAGGGTATAAAGAAGATTACAGAATGGTATTACCGCTCATCTTCAGCCACGGAACTCATCGGCGGTGAATGGACGACTGAATATCCCGGATGGGTGAATGGCACCTATATCTGGACAAAGAGTATAATCGAGTACACGGACGGTACGGCGGAGGTGTCTAATTCCCTGAATGCAACCGGTTCGCAGGGTGAAGGCTATACGAACATGGGGCACTGGCATACCGATATGCTGGTACCGAAACTGGGTGTTGTCAGCATGGGCGGTAGTTCATGGACGGCAAAGGTCGCTACCCGTAACCCTCCGCTTTGGTGCTGGACGGATAAGGACGGCAACCGGTTTACCTTATCTGAAGGGTGTTATGCGCTTACAGGCGAACAGAACACGTCTGAATATGACCTGTTGGCACATAAAGGTGAAGACGGTAAGGATGGAACAGACGGTACTGACGGTAAAGACGGAGAGAAAGGCGAAAAAGGTAAGGATGCGGTACAATACGAATATGTCTTCAAACGTACCACAACCTACAGCCAGCCGTCAACTCCCGGTACATCGCAGACTGACGGATATGTACCTTCCGGATGGACAGGTGAGTCACAGGGAATATCGGCTACCTATCCCTATGAATGGCGAAGCCAGCGTACAAAGAGCAGTGAAGGTATCTGGAGCAGCTTTTCTACCCCGAAATTGTGGGCTAAATGGGGCGAACAGGGATTGCAGGGGTGTATTATCCGTACATCCGAATGGAAATCAGGTACTGAATACCGGAATGACAGCTCGTTGACGGGGAATACAACGATGCTGAGATACATCGATGTGGCATTTGTTCGTAATAACAGCACAGAGACCGGATGGGAGGCTTACCAGTGTAACATTACGCATGTTTCCTCTACCAGCCTTGACTATACGAATACATCGTACTGGACCAAGGTTTCGCAGAACGTTACCGGAATATTAGCATCGTTCATTATTGCAAAGAATGCGAAGATTACCTTCTTGCAAGGTAACCAGCTTTTAATACAAGAAGATGACGGAACCATTACAGCTGGAGCTTCTGGCAGTAACTCTGGGGATGCTATTAGATTTTGGGCCGGTTCGCAAAATCCAGATGATGCACCTTATAGAGTGAACAAAAAAGGTAAATTGTTTGCATCGGGTGCAGAAATAGAAGGAACAGTCACTGCAAAAAAACTTATCACAAAGTTTGAGGAGATTTCATTGCCGTACATTTGGTATGGATCATCTTCTCCTAGCAATATATCTGTTAGAGGTAGAAACGAAAATCTAAGTAATGTGATAACGCTTAGCTCTCCAGCGTCTTACAATGGCGTTACTATACAGATATTCAGCGTGATGGAGAGCCGGAACGATGCGCCAGTATACGTATCTTCTGTGTCTCCTATGTTAAAATATGGGTTGAACGAATATTTATATTACAAATTACCAACGGACAAGATAACTAAAATTACGTCTGTATTATACCCAGGTGGTACTTACAGATGGGTTATCCAAGATCCATTGGCAGAAAACTTTATAAATCAAATATGATATTACAAGCAGGCAACGGGTGCTATCTTACCGAGGCGTTTGAGGTGCCCATTTCAGAAAGGAGATTTGTAAAATCGATAGAGGTAGCCGACATGCAGGAAGCCGCATTGTGGAAGGAAGTTACGGAGGCTGAGAAAGACTACATGATAGAGCAGGGTAAACTGTTCTGTCCGGACAGCCTTAGTTACGAATATCTGGAGAATTTGAGTAGTCTGCTCGGGATTGTCTCGCAGAAGATTAACGGTTTGTCTCTGACGAACGAGCAGGCATTGGAGATGAAGCGTTTCTACCCGCAGTGGGAGGACGTTTTAGGAATTGAAGCTGATTGTGGCTTCAAGTTCAATTACAACGATGTTTTGTTGGAGGTTGTGACACCACATACGCTTTCAAACGACAACCTTCCGACACAGCGTCCGATGATTCTGTCTGTATCTCCTGATACGGACGAATCCAGCGAAGTGATATACTTCCGTCCGGTGATTCCGGAAACCGTAGAATCGACCATCGTTGGGCCGATTTATGAGAATAATGAAGAAAATGTTAACGATTAAAATTTACGATTATGGCAGATAAACCATTAAATGAAGTGACAAAGGTTACTAACCTTAACAATGTGAAAACATTCCTCGCAGTGATGAATGACAACACCATTCAGCAGATGTCCAAAGAGGACCTTGCATCAGTTGTGGGAGGACTGATTGGGACGGCAACAACAGAGAAAAATGGGTTAATGTCAAAGGATATATATAGAAGAATAGAGTCTTACGACATAACCACTCAAAGCGGGAAATTCACACTCCTTTTTAATCTCAAATTGTTTGCACAAGGATGCGCATACATAAAATTTGGTGATACAACTAACAATAATGCTTCCACTTTTATTGTAGATATAAATAATAGGTCTAATGGAAGTTCCGTGTCTGTTATTCTGTCGAAAACAACTATAAATGGAAATTTAACTGCAAATCTGTATGCACGAAGAAATTCAGATAGTTCTATTGATGTTTTTGTCAAACAGGTTGTAACTACTTATCCAGTCTTGAAATTATCTTGGGTTTTTGCTCCTGAAGAATGGGAATGGACTTATGTAGGAAAAGTTTCTGACGTTTCAGAATCCGAGCTGACAAAAATAGTATAGGAGGCTGATAGCCTCCTAGAATTATAAAAGAGCAGATATTTCCGTTTTGTTAGATAAATCCAAACTGCCAGAGATTTTACTTATTGAGCATCCTACTTCTAAATCAGAATTGATTAATGGTGTGATATACAATCTTCCTGACCAACGGTCTGATTTGGTTATATATAAAGAATATGCACCAGTGTTGTCACGATAAAACTTGACATCCTGGATAGACAGGAGAACAGAACTTGTACTTAAAGATGGACCTGATATACCAAAAATAGTCCAAAACGATGCTCCATTCCTTGTATAAGTAATCGCTAGGATACAAGAAGTACCATTCCCAGTTTCTATTTTTATGTATTCATCATTTGACGACCAATCTTCTATTTCAATTGTAGCCATTTTTTTAGACATCAATCCGTCTTTTTCTTTCGTTGCTTTCCCGATTAGTCCTCCCACAGTGAAACTTACTTACTAAAAAGTAAGGATTTCCCACCGTGGGAGGACTGTTATCATTTTTACCAATTAAAGGGTCTTTAGACCAAGGAACCGATTTAAATACAATCGGTGGAATTGGAATATATAATCTTGGTGGCACGTATATAAATGCTCCATTTTCACAATCATGGGGCAATTTGATTGTATTGTCAGATGGTAGTAAAACTCAAATTGCTACAGAGTATACAGCAACAAGTTTTAATATTTTTGCAAGGGGCGATAATACCAAAAAATGGTATAAGGTAAATCTTACCTCTGTTTAATTACCACCCGTACAAAAGTATTACATGCTGTAATCATTATTGTACGGGTGGGAGGACTGATAGGTACAGCAACAACAGAGAAAAATGGCTTAATGTCTAATACAGACAAAGCAACGGGACTCTGGAAATATAAAGCATTTAATTATAGTTTGTATGAAATAGCAAAAGAAAAATCTGATTGGCAGCGTTCTTATGCATTTCTTAAAGGAGCAATAGAAGGTAAACCTATAGATATAATTGTAGGATATATTCGTAAGAGTTCTGGTATTATTGAAACAGATATAAAATATAATTGTGAAAAAAATGAATTTATAAAATTTTACAAGAAAGAATCATCTGTGTTTGTATACTTTAATCTTAATTCTGAAGCTCCTAATTATCTGCATATTTCATCAAAAAATTCCGTTATTTTAATAAGCGAAGGTAAACAACCGTCTTCTGATTATATTTTATTAGACTGAATAAATCATTTAATTTAATTTTCACCCAGACATTCCCTTACAATCTTTGTAACGAAATGTCCGGGTGGGAGGACTTTTAAAATCAAATATGCTATATCCGTTTATGTATAGGGGTATTATCGAATTGTCGGATAGGAATGACCTTTCTCCTCTTGATACAATAATCCAAATGGGTACTTATGGTATAAAGCCTTCCAGTGGTTCATGGTTTTCGTTAATAGTTTACACTTCGTTTGGTGGCACTGGTAGTGATATTCAAATTATTACAAAAGATAATATTTTTCAAGCAAGAATTAGAACAAAGAATGACCCTTATTATGAATGGACCGATTGGATGAAACTTAATAATTAGGAGGCTAATAGCCTCCTAAACAAATCTATTTTATGTCTACTTTTTGTAAATCAATATCTAAATTATCCACCATACACCCGGTGAAATCGATATTTGCAGAGTCAAGAAGCAATAGCCTTACACGAAATGTCGTTGTTGATTGAGATACTTTGATAATTAAATCTTTGTTTGTATTTAAATAAAATCCAATATATTCAGAATTTACGTTATTCGTTAAACTTTTTACACATGAGTTTTCTCCTGATGTTGCAATGCTGTATAAATAATTTATACCCCCTCTATAGACAGAAACTAATCCTGTATAATATGGATTTATCCCTGTACTTTTTATTATAGCTATTTGTTGATTAACCCCTGATGATTTTGTTATAAGTTTACTTATAATATATTTATCCATCAGCCCTGATTTTACCATGTCTGCCGTTCCAATCAGTCCTCCCACTTGTAGGTAACGTAACTTTACTTGTAAACCTCCGTTACCCTAGCGGAA